CCGTCGTGGTCCGCCTGATCGATGTCGCTGATCATGCGCGTGATTTTGTCGCGGTCGAGTTTCATTAGATCAGGACGGTGGTTTTGCGCGGGGTATACTTAATCGCGCACTCAGGGTTCCGTTTTAGAAACCAGTGGCGGAATGTTTTGTCAGACCAGCAGCCGTCACCTAGATGCTTCTGCCATGCAAAATAAGCATCGGCCGGAACGTCCATAACGTGCTGACCGATGCCGTCTACAGTGCAGTGTTCTAACTGGTCGTTGACCTGTTTGGCTTTGCGAGCTTCGATAGCGGCCATCACCTGCTGGGCGCGCCATCCTGTCTGCAGCTCCTCTTTTACAAGGTGAGCCAGCTCGTCATCCATGTCTCCGACCAGCTCGGAGAATATTTGATCTGACATCCTAACTTCTGCCGTCCGACCCGCATACGCAGTGCGGACGGCAGTGTGTTAAGACGCTCTTAGAGCTTGTTGAGGTCGTTGACCGCCAAGAAGACGTGGATTTCTCCAGCGTTCAGCTCAAGCAGGTCATACGAGGCCATCGAGGCAACGGTAGCGATGATCGGGGTGCTCGCTGTATAGGCAACAGGGGTGTTGCTGTTGAAGCGGCGGGTCGTCACCGGAGTGCCGTTGGTGTTGATCTGCTGGGAAGCGATCAACTGATCGGTCGTGCCGGAAACACCGATTTGGATCGTGTTGCTGTTGTACGCGGTCGTGCCAGTCAACTGGAACGACGTGACCAGATGGGTCGCGGCGTCAGTGACGATGCTGTCGGCGGGCAGAGTGATCAGGGTGATCGTCTGCGCGGTGTTGTCGGCGGCGGTCGTCATATCGGTGTGATCGAGGACGACTTTGTACGTGTAGCCGGTTGCGGCTTTAGTTTCGGCGGGCAATTCAAACGTTTTCATTCGATTTGTATTCTATTTGGTGTTTCTGGTTTGAATTAGGCAGTCGCGGAGAACTTGCCCATATTTTTCGGTGACATAACCGCGAGCGACACGATGCAATCCACGAGTCCGCGCGGTCCACCACCGCTGTCTTGCAGCTCTTGGAAGCGCGGCTTGCGGCCGTAGCGAAGCATGACGCTCTCAGGCGACATGATGTAACCGCGAGCATACTTCTCGGCGTCGGTCGAAGCGTTGGCAGCCAAAAATAGGCTGCTGACGATTTCCAAAGTCGAAAAATCTCCTTCGTAGAACGAGATATTCGAGACGAGACGATCCGAGCTGGCGGCTTGCGCCGTCTGACGGAGGTTGAACACGTTCGAGGTGCTGTTGACCGTGAAGCGCGTGAAGTTGGTGATGGCTTTCTTCAGGGAAGGGCCAGCGACCAAGACCAAGCGATCCTGCGAACCAGTCTGCTCATAGATGCTCTGCAAGACGTTCTGCAGGGCGCTTTCGGTGAGCGACGCGGTCGCGGTCGTGTTGATGCTGGCAGAAGGAGTCGCCTGCGAGGTCGGAACCGGAAGGTCGGTTTGAGAACCGGCCGTTGCGATCCACTTGCCCAAGCCGCGAGTTTTATAAGCCACGCTGCCGGAGCCTTCGACGGATTCGTTGTCCGAGCTGATGGTCGCCTCGACATCCCTTTTGACTTCCAAAATTGTCTTGGCGATACTTTTTGAAAATTCTTTGCGGCGACCGATGGCGGCGACGTCAGCGAGGTTCGCTTGGAAGTCCGACACGCGGGCGGTGCGACGAATTTTCTGGCTACGAGCGCTCAGAAGAACGCGGTTTGCGGCCGCGTCTGCGAAGTCGGTCACATCGGCGGAATCAACAACGCCGTCTGTGGACGGAGCGTTGTACGAGTCGGCGAGGTAACTGTAAACGGCAGGATTGCTGATATCTGCCCCTACGCGGGCGATGCTTGAGGAGATGGGCGTATTTTTGTTATCGACGTAAGTAAGGACGTCGAGGATGTCTTCCCTATTGCCCACGGAGGGGAAGAGCTGTCCGGCTGGTGCTGACATTGTAATTGTTTCTTTCTAGTGTGAGGTTGTTCTTAGTTGAACAGAGCTTCCGAGACGTAATCGGCAAGATCATCGATCCTGCCACTCGACATAACTCTGTCTCTTGCCGCTTTAGAAACGGCGCCTTTGGTAGAAGTTTTCGGTGCGCTAATCGGATTCGCTGGGGTAGGTGTCTTTGCGATCTTATTAGACGAGACTTTCTTCGACGCGGCGGCTTTAGCGTTCGACGCTGCCTGCTTGGCCATGAGCTGCTGCTCACCGTAGAGCGCCAAGCCGACCCAGTATTCATTTTGCGGAAGCCTCAATAGCTCCGGCGCTTGCTTGATCGTGGCTTGGTACGCTTGGTTGAGCGCGCTGCCTTTCTTGAAGAGGTCGGGGAACAGGTTCTTGGCCGCTTCGACTGCTGGCTGCCTCTGAGAGAGCCATTCACGTCGAGCGGGGGCATGCACCGTCAAAACGTCGTCTGCACGAATCAGGTAGTTTTTTACCTCATCGGCGTCAACGTAGACCTCGGTGCCGTCCGGCCGTTTGACCGTGGCGCCGTCTGTGTTGCGCAAAGCCCAGCGGCGAACTTCCTGAGCGCTCTTGATTTTCGCATCAAGCGCATCAGCGGTATCGACGTCGGCGAGCGGGTTCTCCGCGCTAGGCTGCAGGATCGGGCGCGAAGCCTCATTGACCTGCGATTCCAGCTCGGCGAGGCGCTTTTGGGCTTCCTCGTATTGGCTCTTGACGGTTGCGGCTTCTTCGGCTGCGGCTTTCTTTTGCGCCGTCAGTTTATTGATGCGCTTCTGGACGTTGTCCGGTGATGGCGCTTCGCCTTCCTCGTCTTCGCTGTCCTCGGAATCTTCCGAGTCGCCAGACTCTTCTGTGCTGTCCTCTTCGGAGGTTCCCTCGGTGTTCTCCTCGGTCTCCTCTTCGTTTGTCTCGTCTTGTAAAAGATCTTCGGCGTCAGCCGACTCCACTGCTTCCAGTTTCTGCTCCGGCATAACGCCAGACAGCTCCTGTATCGCTAGTGAAACTACATCTATCCCTGCGTCATCAGACGCGACTTTCCCTTCCGCCATGGTCTAAACCTCCCAAGATGGTGCCAGAGCGTTCGTCGCTCAGTCCGATCAACACCTGTGCGCCATGAGGGCGCGACTCCACGTTGATATATCTAGTATTCGGTAATACTGAACAGATGTCCAGTAGTATTTTTACTCAGCTTGGATAGTAAACGCATTACTTGTCACAAAATGTATGCACTTTTTGACATTACTCGACTCGATGCGACTCCGCGCGGCGCGCTTCGAGCGCGTCCCATAGTTCCTGCAGCGCGCAGAGCTGACCGGCGGCGTGCGCCAAGTATCCGGCTTCCTTCGCGGTTGCCATCGTGCTGCACAACGTGACGGCGTCGGCGATGCGGTCCTGCAGCTCGATCATGGCGGCCAAGTAGGCATTCGGCGCCTGCTCGCGGCTGAAGGCGAGAGCGCCTTTGGGGTCGTAGTTGTCGGACGCGGCATAGCGGTCCACCGGTATGGTTTTGGTTTTTGTGAACATAAGGTCAGATGTAGAACGGATACATAATGCTGTTGGCTGCGACGACGTGAGGACCGCATTCGCAGCAGACCGCACCGAGCTGGTTGTCGATGCCATGAATGTCTTCGATGCCAAGGGGCTTGGCGCATACACCGCAGCGAGGCGGCTCATCCCTGCGCCTTTTGGGCGGACGCACGCGCGGGGGCGGCGGAACTATGCCAGTGGGGGCCACTAGTAGCTTCCTCCTCCGCGGGACATGAGTGTCTCGCCGTCCACGTTTCCGGCGCCGGAGAGCGCGATGAATTTCACGCAGTCAACAGGGTCTTTTGTCGCGCCCTTCTTGCCGTCCGCGCCTGTATACGTCGCCAGCGCGTAGATCGTGTTCTTGCAGCGCTCCGAAATGTAGAGCTTCGGCTGGTTGAGCGCGTTGACCGGCTGCTCAGGGTTGTAGTGCAGCATGGAGTTGACCATGGCGATGCCCTCGTCAATCGAGTCGGCCGGTGCGGCAAGGAAGTCCACACCCAGCTCGCCCATCTCATCGATCAGGGTCGTCGGCATCTCGCGCGCGAGCGTCGGCGCGTTGCCAAAGCGACTGTCCATGTATCTCTCGAAGATTTTCTCGCCGTTCTCGACGCGCTTGACCTCCGCGACGTAGCGCTCAAGGCCAAAGCCGAAGTCGCTCTGCGCCGGTCCTGCTTTTCCGTCCATCTTTTTTCCGTCCGGCAGCGCCCACTCTCCGGCGAATCCGATAGATGGGATGTAGTCGTCCATGCTTGGCCATTCACGATAAATTATGCAGCGACCGGCCGAATCGTGGACGGACCAGAGCTGAAACCAGTTTCTACCGCTGGCCGGATCGACCCAGTGATACCGCGTGCCCTCCGGCACGTCGCTGTGCCTGATGACGTGGACCTTCTCGTTGAATAATGGGAAGCGGCCGGAGATGGCCTTGGTCGGCACGCCATAGGCGCGACAAAGTATCCGCTCGCGGGTCTCGTTCTGCAGCTCCTTGCGCATACGAGACCATCCGGCCCACGGATTGGCGCGCGTATGAAAGTAGAGCACCGGCCGGTTGCGCGTGCTCATCTGCAGGATCGGGACTTTCTCGTATCCGGTGATGATTTGCTCGCCGTCCTTCTCCGCGCGCTTCGGCAGCAGCTCGGCGTCGGCGTCCTCGACGGTTTTTGCGCCGTTCAAGTAGGAAGCGACGGTCGGACTGTAGCCTTGGACCGGCGTGAACGTGACCGCGAGCTTGCCGTTGCGGTCTACGAGGCGAAAACGAAGCGTTTCGAGCAGATCTAGACCAACCAGCTCGTCGCACCATGCCATATCCAGCTCGGCGCCTTCTATGACACTCAAATCTTGTGCGTAATTTTTAAAGCAGCAGATACTGCCATTGGGACTACAAAACTTGGCCTCTGAGAAACCATTTTTCAGCGTATATGAAATATTAGTCACCTGACTTTTGCGCGCATTGCGCCACTCAGGGGGCATAAACTTCCACAGACGCGGCTGCTGCGACTCGATGCTGGTCGCGGAGGTCTCGGCGAAGCACCAGACGACCGCTCCGGCCTTGCTGTGCATCAATTTGATGACTTCCTTCGCCGCCCACTCCGTTTTTCCGCTTCTGTTTCCGCCCATGACGAGCAGCTCTCGGTGTTTATCGAGGAGTTCGCTGGCCTTTTTCCACAGCGGCGGCACATAGCCAAAGCGGAACGGATCGCTCGCCTCGCGCGCAATCAGCTCTTCCCTTGTTTTAAGATACTGCCAGCCTTCCTCCGGCCCTAGTTTGCTCAGAAGATCGGCGTCGATCTTCATCACAGGGTGCTCGGTCGGCTGAAACCGTTGTTTTTGTTCGTTCACTCCCTCTGCGCAGACTCCGCTGCGCTCTCCCCTCTAAAATGTAATGGGCGCTGACTGGTTGACGCGCGACTCTCCCCAGAGCCGTTGTTGGTTTATGCCGAGTCAGCGCCCAAATTGCTTATGTCTAAAGTCGGATTCTCAGAAAAATGGAACTGGTCGCTGCGGACGTGCAGCGGTTGGCCGGTGGACTCCGGCACGAACGTCCAGATGTCGTTCGCCATGCCGCCCTGCGGCTGGACGTAGAGCAGCCACGCGGTGCCGACACCGGCGACCTCGGCGCGCATTGGGTATGGTGACCAGCTAATCATGAGAAAATTGGCCGGAGACGGTGCTGCAGCACCTTTTCAGCGCGCGGGTGTCCAATCTTACAGCACACCATACGGTGACTTCCCGAGATCGATGTGGCGAAGTTAAGGCATAGGAAGCCGCCCTCGCTCATCCGTCCATCCGCGCTGTCCGGCAAAGTGTTAAACATTGGCGCCCCTTTCGATGACCGCCTTGAAGTCCGACACCGGAATCTCCACGCACGGCTCGTTGTCCGCCTCTCGCCGCGGCTCGCGCGGACGAAAGAAACCGACCGGATACTGCTTCCGCATGATATCCAGCGCGTAGATGCCTTCAGTCCATTCGACAATGAGGCTGGTCGGCAGGACGTCGCTGAATTGCGCGACGTGTATGTATTTCTGCAGGCTCCACTTGAAGGTTGGGTATTCGTCCTTCGAGTTGTAGCGGCGCCGCGCCTCGACCAGACGCTTGGCCACGCCGTTGCGCATGAAGACGGCGTCCACCGGATACGCCTTGCTGCAGCGCTCGACTTGGTAGCCGTATTTGTCGGCGACCTCTTGCAGCATGCGTGCCTCGACCTCGCGGTGTTGTTCAGTTTCAAAATACATAGAGCGGCTCCTGTTTTATGCGGTTACAGGGGCAGGGGTATGAAATGACCAGACCACAACGTCCGCCGCATTCCCTGACGCTCTAAAGTTTGATGGCGCCCCACTAGTCGTGCTCTGTGGGGCTGGGCATACCGGCTTGCTCCGAGGCGCACACCACCATGCGCGCCTGCACGAACCCGCTTTTGCCATCAGAAAATTCATTTGGCTTGCTTGCGCTTGCGCATCTCCGCGCACAAAGCATCCGCCTTCTTCTTTGCTGCCGCGGCGACAAGTTTGGTGCGCTGCGTTTTGAGCAGGGCAATGGTTTTGTCGATTTCGGCGATTTCGTCTGTCATAATGCTGTATTTACTCATGAATCATGGCCGGATGGTCATGTGCCAAAGACCGATCTGGCTAACGCTGTAGCCAAACCAGACGACACCGGCCCAAAAGTTGTGCTGTATGCAAAATTGATCGATGGCCACGGCGAAATAGAGCAGGCCGACTAAGGCGATGAGGATTGCGGACGTCATTCCATGACCCTCCTCCATTTGTCGCGCCACATGCTGCGCGCCATGACTCCGGCGGCATCGGCGACGGCCTCTTCGCTCAGGTGGGGGAAACAGTCGTGCAGCAACTCATGGACGATGGTGTCCAGCTCGTTGATGCCGCTTTGCCGCGGATCAATGAACACACGGCCATCACCCATAGTGAGTCCGTCCGCTTTTTCGCGGCCGAGCTTCCTACGGATGATGGCTATGTATTTGCGGCGAGGCATCAGGCGGCTTTCTTGTAGCGGAGGTTCGCGTAGTGCAGATCGAGGCGGGCCTTGAACAGATCCCACTCGTTGTCCGAAGAGAACATCCACTCGATGCTGTGATCGTTGGCCTTCTCCTTGCCGATGCGGACGACCGCGCGGCGCTGAACCTTCTGCTCCGGCCGGTTCTCATTCCACAGGCGCTCATAGGCTGCGAGCTGCAGCTTTTGCGACAGGTAAATGCCGCTCGACGTCTTCCAATCGAGCAACACGATGCGGCCTTCCTTGTCTACGGACGGCGCGTCGATAGTGCCGCCAAACAAGTGTTGCTCGCTGACGAGCTGCACCTCCGGCTCAAGAACGGCGAGACCCTGCTCGTTCCAGAACGACAGGAAGTTATTGAACGCGACGCCCGCTTTCTCGACGTCGGCCGGTGCAAACTCAGAGAGGTCAGCCACCCAACCGTGGAAAAAGCACTCGATTAAGAAGTGCGTGATCGTCCCGATGTCGGCCGCGCGGTCGCGCACCTTGCGGTAGTCTTGGTTCTTGTTGCCAAGACCCCATGCCCAGTGAATGAGGTTGCTCTGGTCATCGCCGATCTTAGAAATAGTCGAAGCACCGACCACTTGCGTGCCGTCCTTGAGGATATATTTCTGGTGCGCTTTCAGCTTCTCCAAACGTACGAGCTTGCGTCCGTCTGCAGCGAAGCGCTCCGGCGCAGGCTCCGCGGCCTTGGCCGAAGGGGAGCGGCGTTTTGCCGCCCCCCTTTTGCGTGCAGTGGTTGCCATGGCTACCACTCGACCTCTTCGTTGTTGGTTCCGTTCTTGGCCACGCGCAGCTCGCGCTCAACGTGCTGGTCTTTGGCTTCAGTCACCTCGAAGCCGTAAGCCTCGGCCGTGCCGCCGCTGCTCCAAGTGACGAGATCCAGAATCTGGACCGCCTTGGGCTGCAGCGTGATTCCGGCGCCGAGCGACGCGGTGTACCAAAAGTATGGAACCACAGCGACCTTGAGCTTGCTGCCGCCGCCGATGTTTTCGTTGGTGATCTGACCGGAAGCATCAAACAGCTTCGGCTGGCGCGTGTACGTCTCGCCGTCCTTGCTCTTGCCGGTCGCCTTGACCTTGAGCTTGAGCTGCACCATGCCGTCGTTCTCGGTCCACGGTGCCGCGTGGGTCTTGAGCTTGTCCTTTTTCAGTTCGCGTTTTTTGTCGGCGACAAACTCCGAGAACATGGCCTCGATATTTTTGAGAAACGGCTCCGCGTCTTCGGCGGACATTTCGAGGTCTACTTTATACTGACCTTCTTCGCTGAACTTGGTGTCCGGCGAGTTGAGTCTGGGATAGCGGGCGATGCCAGCGGGTGTGGTTAGGGTTTTATTCATTTGATGTATTTGTGGTTGGTGTTTTTGGTTGGATGGGAAAGTCGCTGTGGCGCAGGAGGGCGGCAAAGTCCTCAAAGGGCATGGTGACAAGCATGTTGCAGTGATCCTTGCGGTGGATGACGGCGATCTTGCGGCTACCGCCGTAAAAATAACCCGCATCGTGGCGCGCCTGATCTACGGCCGCATCGAGGTCGAAGCGCGCGCGGCCGTGGCGCTTGCACTCGAAGTGCCAATCCGGCAAGCAGGGCACAATCACGTCTGGTGCGGAGATCCCCCAAGATCCCTGCGAGACCTGCGCGCCCCGCTTGGCCGGAAAACCTTCGGCGGTCAGAGCCTTGGCAACCTCGCGCTCGAACGAGGCGCCTTTCTGGCGGGAGTTGATCATTCGTTGATGGCCTCCCAGAGTTGCTTGTCCGGTGCGTAGACGCTGTTGCCCTCGTCGGTCAGGCGCGGCGCGGAGACGATGTTGCTGACAGGAGTCTTCGCGTCGAAGCGCGTCAGGCTCGGACGCCATGTCATATTCAAGGTGCCGGTTCGTCCGGCGCGGTGCTTGGCGATGATTAGCTCCGCGTCCTGTGGTTCTGGCTCCTCGTCGGCGACCGCGTAGTAAGCGGGGCGATGAACGAGAGCGACCAAATCGGCGTCCTGTTCAATGCTTCCCGACTCGCGCAGATCGGAGAGCTTCGGCCGGTTGTCAGGCCGGTTCTCCGCTTGCCTGTTTAACTGCGCGGCGGCGACCACTGGAACTCCCAACTCCATGGCCATGGCTTTCAACCCGCGCGAGACGAAGCCGACCTCGTTCTCGCGGCTCTTGGCGCCGCCGTGGCTTACCAATTGAAGGTAATCGACGAAGATAATCTTCACGCCCCACCTGCGAACGGCCAGCCTTGCGCGTCCGCGGATGTCCAAGAGGCTCATGCCACAGCGGTCATCTATGTACAAAGGCTCGCCGGAAAAATCCAAGGCGGCGGAACCGATGCGGCGCTTTCCGGCGTGATCAACGAATCCATTGCGGACCAGCTCGGTGTTGGTGTTCGCGCGCGATAACACTACGCGAGCGGCTAATTCGTTTGCTGGCATCTCCAGCGAGAAGTAGAGCACCGGAACCTTGCGACGCATCAGGTTGTCCGCGATGTTCATCATCAAGGCCGACTTACCCATGGCCGGTCGTCCAGCGATGATGCTCAACGTGCCGCCGCGCAGACCGCCGGTGACTTGGTCCAGATCGGAGAAGCCGGTGCGCAGGCCGAGCGTCTGCTTGTTGTCCATGAGCGCTTCCAGCTCTTCGAGGAGCGAGGGCACGATGTCGGCCGCGCTGCGCATCGAGTCGGTCGGGGCGCCGAGACTAAGCGACAAGACGCTCTCTCCGGCGGACTGCAGCACCTCGTCGGCGTTCGCGGCCATGTCGTTAGCCGCTGCCTGCATGGCGACGGCCGCGGAGATAATCGAGCGACGGCCGTGCAGGTCGCGCAGGGTTTGAGCATGGTATTCGAGCGCAGCGAGACCGCCGCACGCCTGCATAAGAAACTCGGTGATGGCTCCGGCGCCGCCGACAAAGGTCAGCTTTTTCTGCGCGTCGAGGCGCTGAGTGACCGCGATGATATTCGGAACACCGCCGTCTGCGCGGATCTCGTTGATCGCGTCGAAAATCGCGCGGTGCGCCGGAGTGTAAAAAAGATCGCCATGCAGTCCGGCAACTTCATCGGCGAGCTTCGGCTCGGCCATGAGCGTGCCGAGCACAGCCTTCTCGGTGTTTGGGCTTTGTGGGGTAGTGGTTTTCATACAAAGTTGTCGTCGTCGTCATCACTCGCTGCCAGCACGGCGAGAACCAGCAGGGCGAGGAAAGCTAGGTAGATGAAAGTCTGCACCGGACTCATTGCGCTCCCTCCGTCGCTGCCGCATTTCGTAGCGACGCTTGAGCCAGCGGTCGCACGCTTCGTCCACCGCTATGACATCTTCTGCAACGTGGGGCCATACGTTCCGTAAAGTTTCTTTTAGTTCACTGCGCATGGGCTGCCGTTTCTACGTCACTCGGCGTGGTGGCAGCCGTGGGTTCTTGGTGGGGGCAAGTGTGGACAAATGCGGACGTAGGGGCAATAACTTTTAAGCGTTTTCTGCAAAAAATTTCGTCCCAGTTTTCGCGGTATTTTGAGCCGTCTACCGGCCGCGGGGCGTCGCCCTTTCCGGCGCTCACAGCGGCTCCTCCACGGCGAGCAGCGCTTCGTGCTTCTCGTCGCTCACGTCGGGAGAGAGCGCCGCGCACCGCTTCAAGACGAGCTTGAGCCGATTGACGCGCTTAATCAGCTCACGCTTCTCCGCTTCGAGGTTAGCCATTTCGGCCGAGTTGCGCTTGTCCTCCGCTCGGTAGAACTCCAGCTCCGCGGAGGAGCCGAAGTTCGCGCCGAAGCCGACCTCGCCGACCACTAGGTCAGGGTTCATTTCTTGGCCCTCCCTTGCTCTTCGGCGAGCCGCTCGATGACCGCGTTGAGCAGCAGGTAGAGCGCGTCGAGGGTGGCCTTGGCGTCGTCCACTGACGCGGTGACGGTTTCCATGTTGATGGTGTATTCAGCGAGCTTGGGCTGAACCGACTTGGTTTTAGCTGTGCGCTTTTTCATGTGTGTGGGAAATGATGAAGAGGGGGGTAGGACATTTGCTGTCCGAGGGGTTAATATGAAATTGATATTTTAGCGGGG